TTCAAAATAAAATATCCCGAAGTGAATCGTGGTGGAAATGGTCATATCAACAAACGTGTTGACAATTTAATTATAATTGAAAGTTTCGAATAAGTAAATAGACTATTATACGACAAAAAGAAATCCCGCAAGGTTTCAACCCTGCAGGATTAAGAAGAACAATATTTAGAAAAGAGCTTCCTCCTCTCTATATTTTCAATTTTAGTTATTTAGCAGTGATGAGCCCATCAGGCTCAACAGTGAATGATTCTTTGTCAGCCATACGTCCGTCTTCTAATAGTAGGTAGTATCCTCCATTATAAGGGACGAAAGTGCTTGACTTCATGTCGCCGTTGGTAGCGTCACAGAAGTACCAGTTGTCATAATACTTAATCCATCCGGTCTGCATCGAACCGTCTCGATTAAAGAAGTACCATGAACCAGCAATTCGTTTCCATGACGTAGCCATATAGCCGTCACGGTCGAACCAATACCAATTTCCATCAGTATGTTTCAACCATTTTTCTGCGTACATATAGCCTGACTCATCGAAGTAGAACCAAGACTTGTTCTCTTCAATGTATTCGAATTGACCTTTTGGATAAGAACCATTTGGTCGAGCGTACCAGAATCCTGTATCATCTTTCTGCCATCCAAGTTTCTTTTCAACTGCTTGAACAGCTGCAGTAGTTGGGCGATAGACGTAGTAGTACGGACTTCCTGCATACAACCAGATTTCATCATGGTCATTGACAGAAATTCCGTCAAATCGATAATTGCAGTGAATGATATTATCACTGTCGATGAACATACCTGTATGCCCGGCAGCTCCACTTGAAGCGCCTTTGCGACCCCAGATGAAGATGTCGCCACGTTGAGCATCCCACGGAGTGTTCTCACTAATGAGTTCATATCTGTTCTGCTCGAGCCATCCGTGCTCGTATTCGGTATTCACTGCCCAACCTGCATTTGACGCCCCTCCTGAACGAAGAGCGTAGTAAACAGCTGATGAGCAGTCATAGCTGTCAGGACCGTTTCGATAGTCCATGCTATAAGAGACGCGACCCTTTCGAGCCTGCATCCACTTAATAGCTTCTTCAATGTTAATTGACATTAGTCCTCCTCGACATTTTCAGCTTCTTGCTCTTTTTGGTAGTTTTTGCTAGAAACTCCAAGAACAGTACCTGCGAAAGTAGCGACAAGAGCAATAGTCCCAGTGATTGCATCTGTATCGAATTTATACAAGATTCCAAGACCTGTGATTAGTGCAATTGCTGCTGGAACGACTACGGTGACAGTGCGCTTAGCAATGTCGTATTGTGAATTAGATAGCTTCATCTATTTCATCATCCTCTCTAATTGGTAATTCCTTGTATTTATCGAACAAGGCTTCGACTTCACCATTTCCGCCAAGATTTTTATAGCTCTCGAACAAGATAGAAAGTTCTCTAAAATGGTCAAGAGTTGTATAGCCTCTAATCACTTCCCTCTTCAAGTCGTGATAAAGACGGTAACGTTGAATTTTTCTAGTTCCGTCTTGTATGACGTCATTTTGGTGATTGATTGCTACTGTCGTTTGGTCAATCCCGTCGACCTGCTGTTTAAGAGTGCTAAGAGTTGTAGAGATATCCTCTAAAACGCTCTTGGCTTTATTCGATTTCCATTCGAATAACTTATTCAGTAGGACAGTAAGCACTCCGCTGCACGCTGTAATAATCGTCGTCAAGACTGCTGTGTCTTTTAGCCACATTGGCATAGATTGACGCCTCCTTATTCAGCTGTTAGAGCTGTTTCAGTCTTTGACTGTTCAGCTAGAATTTCATCTTCGATTGCGTAACGAGTTTCGCGAAGTTTTTGCTCGTCAGCTCGAAGTTCTCGACGGTTTGCAGCATACAAGTCTGGGTCATGAAGAGTTTCAGAGACGGTTGATACTGCGTTTGCATCAATGTTCACAATCGTTGTTTTGACAAGTTTTTTTTCATTTCCTTGTCCAATAGTGAACTCTGCCACAATCTGGCGCGATTTTGTAAGGTTTAACATAATTCTCACCTCCTTTCTAAAAAATATTATAACATGATTTCAGCTCAAATTAAATACGAAATGAGACATTGTCTAAATTTAACCAAGATTTGTCTACATTCGATTTCACTACGAGCCTTCCGTCAGGGTATATACATAGAATAGCATTTCCATATGAGTTATTGAGCGCCTGAAGATAAATTGAAGCTTTCGGTCTAAATCCTTCAGGAAGTACTGCGATGACAGCCTCTTTGTCGATAAGTCCTTTATGCACGTTCCCTCTAAAATAGACTATTCCATCAAGTGTTTTTGAATAGTAAGCGTCGCCATAAGTTGAATGATGGTTCCACCCATTTTGAAGAACTAGCTTCTGCCAATTATTCTGTTCGAAGTCTTGCTTGAATAGAACTTCTTTCCACTTATTAGGTCTCCAGCTGTTTCCATCGTTCGCTGTCCTGATGAACATTCTTCCTGACATTGTAATGAATGATTGAACCATTTTCCAGCTGTCTAGCCAAAAGTTTTGAAACAGTCCCCACTCACCTCGAGTTCCCGTAGGATTGTCCTCGTATTTGTTACTTCGCCATGTAAACTCGGTTTCACGCTTATTCCAAGCATCGTTATATTGACCCCTGTTCAATGCTCCATTATTATCAGTGAGCTGAAACTGTTGAACTTGTCGCCCTCCAGCATATATATCACCTGCTGCATCAATTGACCCTGCCTTGCCCTGTTCAACAACCTTACCAACACCAAGTCGACCATCTTTGTCATAGTTGAGAACTACCTTCTCAGTCGCTATTGTTGAGCTAAATGAAGCCGATGTGAAACGGTCTCGAATAACTGCTTTAATCACATAAGATTTATCGGCTCCATAAGTGCCTCCCAAGTTTGCAGCTGAATTAGTAAGTAAGCTGATTGAAGAGAATGTCGCAGTTGCAGGTCCTCTGTCTTCTACATAATTTTCAGTATTTAAAGGCGCGACTGAAAATGTAATCTGCATAAAGTTCTTTTGTTGTCCTCCTACAGATATAGGAGCAACTTTCGCATTTCGAAGGGATTGCAGCGTAGCTGGATTTTGTCGAGTTCTTTGAATGGTGAAACTAATTGACGGCGCATAGTATTCAATCACATTGATTTGAACTTCTTGAACTGTTGAAGATTTTCCTCGACTGTCTGTAACCCAAGCTCGAACAGTTGCTGCTCCACTAAAATTCATCATTCCTAGCTTGTTGCCATTTTTAGAAATGACTTGATTTCGATTAACAAGTTCTGCGTGAAATGTTTCAACGGTTGAGCCATAAGCTCCTGCAGCATTGTTGAAATTTACTTGAATATTCGACATAATTTGAAGGAAATTGTTTCCGCTCATAATCTGCTTGACTGCAGAATTTGTCTCAATTAGTGAAATATTCGAAAATGTAGGTTTCACCGAGTTGGGAATATTAAATTTCCAGCCATTAGAATAGAAGTCACTGCCAATCTGCGTCGTGCCATTATAGGTTCGAACACATATATCCATCGTTCCCGAACTTGTTTTAGGTAGTTGTCTAGCCAATTCGAGCGGAGGAGTGAATGAAACGCTAGTAGTATGATTCTTTCCTAAATCAATCCATTCACTTCCAAAAACTCTATACCAAACTTGATGAGTAAATGAGCTGACCTTTCGGTCAAATATAACTGTATGAAGTGAGCCTAAATCTCGATTTCCCTCTAGGCTGGAAATTTGAGAAGACCTAGGAATTTTGTCGAATGTATAATTCGTCGAAATTGTAATGTTGCCATGCACTCCGTTATTAGGGTCAAAAGATGCCCAGACAGACATGGTCTTTGTCCCGTCGCTATTGTGAGGGACGGTGACTTCGCCACTTGCTAGGGTTACTTCTTCTCCACTTGTATCGTAGTCAGGGTGACTACTGTGAACACTTGCACCATTCAGCCAGACCGAAAGGTTACTGATATTTCCATAAGTCCATGTTCTATAAGCTCCGTCACGGTCAATAGTAGCTCGCCATCTAACTCGAGATGAGTTATTAGTGATATCTTGACTAACCTGTTCGACGTAAAGGTTCAAATGGAGGGGTCCATATGAATTGATGAATTTTGTCATGAATTTCTCCTTATCCTACATATCTTATCACGTTCATGTCTTTGTTGAATGTATATTGCTCAGTTCTAAATCTTCCAACTTGAATCGACTCAGTAAAGATACCGTTGTCGATGTGAATAATTCCTTGACTAATATACATAACCTCTTTACCTGAAGAGTACATTGAAATTCTGTCACTTGCGACCTTAATTGTAGAACTTGCGTCATTTTTCCCAATGATAAGACCCTCGTTACTTGAGCTCATGTAACTGTCAACGAATTTCTTCAATTCGCGAAGTCCTCCAAGTTCTTGAACAGTAGCTTCAATTCGACTAGCTGCCTGAATGAGGTCTTCTTGAGCTTTCTTTACAGCGTCATCAGTAGCCTTAATTCTGCCATTATAGGCTTTCTCAAGGTCGCTCAACTGTTCCATGGTTGCTTTAGCTTTCAGCTCTACATCGTGAAGCTGAGTCTTTTCTGCAAGTGCGTTCAATTGTTCGTTGGTTAATTTGTGGTCAGCTTTTGAGTTAATTCGATACTTGATGTCCTCTTCAGCCTCACTGAATGGAGTGGAGATGTTGCCTAGTTCTACTTTGATATGATTGAGCCATACAGAACAACTTTGAGTGAAAACGTGAAAGATTAACTCAGCTGCGCAATTTGTACTAGACTTGTCGAAAAATTTAAAGTCATAGAACTTCCATTGGTCCGTTAATCTTGCAGTGAATAGATTGCTACGATATCCAGGTCGAGCAGCAAGGCTTACATCGTTTCTAGAAGCTTTAGCCCAGAAACTGATACGACCTTCTAAATTAGACCACTCCGTCAAGGAACCTAGTCTCGAATCTCCTCCTAAAGCAAAGGTCAATTTCTGGTTCTGCGGTTTACCGTTCCAGGTTGAGTCAAGTTTTAATGAGTTAGCTCCTTTAAACCTTTGACTCTCGTCAATAGTAGCAGATATCTGTCCCTGCGTTTGCTCTTGCCCATCCATTAGATTGTAACTAGAATATCGAGGTTTTAAACCGAACTCGAATAGCGAATTAAGGAATTCATTTCGACCTCCAACTTGAACATTAGCAAGCCTGTCGAACCATTTATATCTAGTTCGGTCTCGACTGTCGTTAGGTTCGAAGTCGCTATAATATCCCATATATTGCTGGTTCTGGTCTTCTAAGCTGAACTCTCTTGCCCCATCAGCGCTTGAGGCATACGCAATATGAAAATAAGATGTTCGACCATCAGCTCCAGATTTTCCAGGAATTCCTTGAGCTCCGTCATTTCCTTTCCATTTCGTCCATGTATAGGCTGCAGGGTCTTTTGAATGGACAGGACTGAAATCTTGATATTGCCCAACGTAAGCTCGTCCGCTGTCAGTATGACTAAATCCTTCACCGTTTGGACTGTTAGAGAAAGCGAGGTGAGTATATTGTGAGCGCCCATCCGCTCCTGTCGGTCCAGGAATTCCTTGAAGACCCTGAGGTCCCTGCAAACCTTGAACCCCTCTTGGTCCGGTCTCGCCTATTTTTGAAACAGAGTATCCGGTCTCGCTAGTGTTGTCAGTATATGTCCAGACGGTTCTTGTCCACAAGAAAAATCCTGGCTGAATATTAGGGACATTCGAAGTCCAGTTCGAAGTCGGTGCAACTGTTCCCGATGTTGAACCTGCATAGGTAATAGTCGTCGACTTAATTCCTACTCCATCTTTCCCTGCAATCCCATTCTTACCGTCATTTCCATCGCGTGGAATATAGGTTTTTTGATACCCAACTTCGGTCGTCTGGTCTGTGTATGTCCAAATAGTTCGAGTCCATAAATATTGCCCCTTAATCAATGAAGGAACTTGTGAAGCCCATACTCCTGGTGCAGCATAGTCATTAGGACTAATTCCATAAGAAATAGCTGTCGACTTTAATCCTTTGCCATCTTTTCCGGCAATTCCGTCACGACCTGAGTCGCCCTTTGGACCCTGCTCGCCCATACGTGAAACCGAGTAACCAATTTCATCTGTCTGGTCGGTATAGCGCCATCTTGTTCGAGTCCATAAATAGTGACCATTAGGGACTTGAGGAACTTGAGTAGACCATCCGGCAGCTGGAGCAACTGTAGCAGATTGAGAGCTTGCATACATAACTTCAGTCGCTGCAATTCCCACTCCATCTTTACCAGCAATTCCATCTTTTCCCGTATTTCCATCTTGCCCTATATAAGCAACTGAGTAGCCTGTTTCATGGCTCCCGTCAGTATATCTCCAAAATGTTTTAGTCCATAAGAACCGACCTTTAACAAGTTCGGGAACTTGCTCACTCCAGCCATTTTCAGGTTCGTGCGTTCCTGAAATAGATACAGCGTAGGTGATAGCAGTATCTGCTATTCCTACACCGTTTTTCCCAGCAATTCCGTCAACTCCGTCCCTTCCTGGTTTCCCTTGTTCACCTTGAGCACCTTGAGGACCTTCGAGTTTCACCCATGTAAAGTCGTCTGGAACTAATTCACTCGGCTTCTTGTTCGTATTGATAACTCCAATATACTTACCAGATTCTGCGTTAAAATTAGTTCCTAAAATATCATCTGCGTATCTAATAACGACTTGAGATTCATTTTCAACTTCACCTGCAAGAACTCCGTCACCGTCCTCATTTAGCAAGTCCATCAAGTCCCTTCGAGGGTCTTGGAAAATGATAGTTGAGTTCGAAAGGTCGTCATAGTCGATTTTTCGAGCTGAAATTTTTCTCCACTCAATAACGCTATAATGGTCATCAACTATTAGTTGAGTATGATGAAGGTCTGGAACCTTAGTATAGAGAACAGCTGAAGCCTCGTATCCAATCAATGGTCGACAGTAAATATCAAGGTAAGCACGAGCTGCGCTCATCAAATTTTCTTTAATCTTAAAGCGCTCATCACTTTTAGACTTAGCGATATAACGAGGGCGCATATGACGCGCAGTAAACCATGAAACATCAATGAGATATTCACTCCCATTGTTAATAGAAGCGAATGTCAAGGGCTCTTGACTACCTTCTTCTTTCTTCCCTGTCAACTTGTAAGCAGTACAAAGGTTTCGAGAGTCCTCTTGTCTGGTCACGTATTTCAAATTCTCTTCAACTACCAGAGGAAAATCAACTTTCGATTCTACATAGGGTTGAAGAAATACTACTGTTTGAACAATTCGAACCTCTTGTCTAATTAGTTCTTCATATCCAAAAGTTAGTTCTAAATTATACTGCTTTGCAAGATAGCGGAGGTGCCAAAGCATTGAATTCTCTTTAGCTGTAATGCTTCGAACTTGCTTATTTGCGCCATCTGGCGGACATACAAGTCGAACCCATTCACCTGCATCTTTTATAATATCAAGCGCGACAGCTCCCACAGAAGAAGCGACGTGCTTCAACTTTCTAGGCATCCCCTCTGCAAGCTCATACCATAATGCGTAGCAAGTGAATTTAGTAAGACCCTTGACATCTTCAACGTCCTGAGCGTATTTAATTCGAAACCATCTTCCTCCATACTGAATAAGATTTTCGACTTTCAAATGCTGGTAAATTGAAGATGTTTCAATACTTTCGAAGGTGAAGGTTTCTTTCCCTCTAGCTCGGGTCACAATTTCATCTTCATACATCTTGCTAAAAATTTCATCGCTCGCCCCAATGAGGTTGAAGTTCTGGTCATAAACTTGAACAATTTCTCCAGGAATTGGGCTCATTGCCAAATTATTATCAATCATATATTCACCTTTCTAATAGTAAGACGGATTGAGGAATAGTTCAACTTGAACGGGAAGTGTAGATGTCCAAGCTGCAGCGTCGTCAGGTCTATATTGAATTGTAATTGTAGGAACTCCGGTTGGAACCTTAAAGAACGCTCCTCTTTTAATGTATCTAAATAGATTGGTCGCCTGTTGAGAACTGCTAATTTTGATAAGCTCGAAAGTCCCTAAATTCAAAATGACGATTGAATCATTTTCCATCAAAACTGAATTAGTTCCAAATTCGACAAATTGACCCGAACTTTTTTCGCCTATTCGAAAATATCCTTTAATTTGATTAGATGTTCTCAACTCTACTCGAAATTGTCTTGTCGGTCTTCCAGGGTTTGGCAAGCTGTCGCCCCCAAGAGCTGATTGAAAATTGTAGAGTTTTCGAACAGTTGAGTTGCTGTACTCGTATGCGTCTTTGAATTGAATTCCAATCTTAACGACTAATGAAGCATCTTTAAGAACCTGGACGTCTACAAGTTTCCCATGTTCAGTCTCGCCTAAAAATTTTCCCATTCGATAGTAGTCAGGGTCTTCAACTGTTGAAATTCTCCAAAATGACTTAGACCGAATGAATTGCTTGAACTTCCTATATTTATCATTAACTTGTTTTTCAGTTGCGCCCTTGAACATAAGCGTCAAACTTCCAGTCAGTCCGGACATAGCAGTAGACGGAGAATCTAATACTCCGTCTATGCCTTCAGGGTTTTTAAATCCTGAGTCCTTAAATCCTGCAAAAGTAAGACCCGAATATTCTAGCACGGTTGCACCTTTGTCAACTAGGTCAATCCCGTCGACTAATAGCGTCTGTCTGCTAGCCATGTCTTCCTCCTTATGGTGTCACAATGTTCCCGAAACCGTCAAGGGTTTCTTTACTTCTATTGTATAGTCCTCTCGAAAGTTTGTCAACATCATCATTGTTTCGAACTACGATGGTTCCAATAGTGATTGTCGTATGCTCTTTGCCTCCTGAAGGACCTCCTTTTTGAGGTTTATCAGGTTCCCTGTCCTTGTTACCGTATAGGTCGACATCAGGAGTTCTTATAGCGTCTAATACCTTGCCAAATCCTGGATTTGGAAGTTCGTCAGGCATTTCGTCGACAATTTTCTCAAATACGTCTTTGACCTTTTGAACAACTCCATTTTCCTGAATGTTCATCTTAACATTGCTAAGAGCTTCTGTAACAGTTTTTGCCATGTGTTTAGCACGGTCACGAGCTGTTTGAATCATGTTTCCAATACCATTGACGAATCCTTGCCCTGTATAGATACCCATCTTTTCCATCACCCTTGAAGGAGAGTGAATTCCTAGAAACCCTTTTACGGCATTGAGTGCACTTTTCGCCATGTTGGCAGCAGCGTTGACAGCAGAGCTAACCATTGAGCCGATACCGTTGATGAATCCTCTAACAAGGTTGACCCCTGCGCTTACCATTTTCCCAGCAAATCCGGTTACTCGAGAAATCATTGAACTTCCCATGCTGCCAATTTTAGAGACAACTGAACCAACCATTGAGCCGATACCACTAATGAAGTTTCGAATTAAGTTCGCACCTCCTGAAAC